TGCTGGCCCGCGTTGCCGAGGCGCTCAGAATGCTCCAGCCGGTCCGCGGCCTGGCGGCGCAGTAGCGCTGTCCGCCCGCACTTGATCCTGGAAATGCGGGATAACGCGGGATGATGCGGGATTTGGTGGGACAACGCCTAGAGACACCTAGCAAAACGGGCGCGCGGCGGGGCGCGGGTTGGCGAGGCGGGAAAGGGCGCGGCTCCGGGAAAACAGGGCGGGCGCCGCACTTGGAATTGGAAATCGGGCGGCGGCGGGGGGCTTTAGAGGACCGCTTGAGAAAGCTCTTAGAGGGCACTTAGGGTTCACTTAGGTCTTCCTTGGCGGCGCGCTGGGCTTGGGCGGTGAGCTCGTCGTACAGCAAGGTGGTGACCTCGGCCAGGCGCCGCCAATCCTCGGGCTTGATGGGGCGATGGACGATCTCCGCGGCGACCCGCATGGCCGCGCCCAGGCGGGCTAAATCTAGAGTGCGTGCCAGCTTGCGATCAGGGTGCGACCCTGAGAATTCTTCAGGCGGGAACTCGGTTATTTCAGGATGACGCGCGGCCTCGATAGCGAGAGCGCCGCTACCTGCAGGCGGACGCTCTATCGGGCCTTCGCCCATCAAAATCCAGTCGGTATTGACGCCGCAGGCGGCCGCGATCTTGGCCGCAGTGCTTGCTGGCAACTTATTACGAGCGCGCATATAGTTGTTGATTGAGCCTAGCGGTATGCCGGTGGTGGCGGCCACCCGCTTATTGCCGCCGCCCCTCCGGATGGCGGCGCGCAGCCGTTCGGCGACGTCAGGGTTACCTCGGTAACTCTGACGCGAAGGTGGGACTTCACGCTCCATGGTCAGAGTTTCCATCTTACGTTGAACAACAATGACTTGGGAACCAATCCGCTACGTTTGCGACAATCCGCAACTCTGACGCCACTTTGGGGCTTGCGGCTCGGCACCAAATGGCTATTCTCTCAACTGAAATTCGGCACCGATTCGCCAAATTAAACCAGTTGGGAGGGGTATGCGCATGCCGCGCGCTAAGGCTTGGCACGTCGAAGACATCAAGGCCGCGCTTCGAAAGAAGTACGGCAGCCTGAACAAGCTTGCGGCCCTGTGGGGCACGACGCAGCCGACGATCAGCAACACGCTGCACCTGGCAAACCGATCCATGCGGATGGAGCGGCGGATCAGCGAGGACCTGAATGTCCCGCTGCATGAATTGTGGCCTGACCGTTGGCATCCAGATGGCACCCCCATGCCTCGTCCTAGAGCTGAGACTTACGCGCTCCGCCCTACCCGTAACAGTCAAAACCGCAAAGCAGCTTAAACATGGAAATCAAATACATCCCGACCGCCAAGGTCGAGGTTGGGGAACGTCTGCGTCCGGTCAACAAAGCCAAGGTTGCCGAGCTGGCTAAGTCGATCGCCGATAGAGGCCAAATCTCGCCGATCGAAGTTGTCGGCCCGAATTCGGCCGGCCAATACGAGCTGATTGTCGGCGCGCACCGCCTCGCGGCTTGCATCAAGGCCGAGGTATCAACCGTCCTTGCGGTGATCGTGGACGGCGAGATGGATGAGATCGCCCGCATGATGCGGGAGATCGACGAAAACCTATATCGCTCTGAACTTTCTCCCTACGATTACGCCGTATTCATCAGCAAACGGGCTGAGCTTTGGGAGCAGTTGTACGGCAAAATCCGGCGCGGAGGGGGCAAACCCGCAATTGCGGGTTTGGGGTTCACCAAGGAGACGGCCGACAAATTCGGCATCAGCGAAGACCTGATTGAGCGGGCGCGGCGCCGGCTAAAGTTAGGTGCTCGCAACCCGGCCATGTGGGAGGCCCTACGGGGCACAAGCATCGCCGAGACAGGCGTGCACCTGGACATGTTTCTAGCGCTGCCAGCGGAGAAGCAGGCGGCCCTGCTGGCCGCTGTGGCGGAGCCCGGCGTGAAATTCACCGAGGCGTATGCCCGCGTGCACGGCGCGCGGCCCCCTGGATCACCGAAGACCCCGCAGCAAGAGGTGGCCGCGCTGGTCAAGCTGTGGAGCGAGACATCGGAAGAGGGGCAGGCCCTTTTTCGCCGACATATCCGGGTGAAGCCGACGCGCGCAAACGCGGAGGGCTGATCCATGGCCCGTCGGGAGCAGCTCGACTTGCTGAACTGGTCGCCACCGCAGCCGGTGGCCCGGTTCGATGACGACAAGGTGCGGGCGGTCAGTGTGGCCGGGCGCATGTGCCGCGCGGTTTCGGTGAGGAGGTCTCGAAAAACATGCTCGACGCGTACGCCAGCGAGGCGCGCGAAGAGCATGTGATCAACGTGGTGCGCTTTATTGCGCTGATCCACGCCACGCAGGACCGCAGGCTGCTGGAAATCGTGGCCGAAATGTTCGGCTGGACGGTGATCGAGCGCCGTTACCTGCGGCTGATCGATCTGGCCTCGCTGCAAGAACAACAGGACGAGTTCCGCCGCAGGGCAGATGCAACGCGCCGCCAAGCCAAAAGCGAGGGGCTTCTATGACCCGCGAAATCAATATTGCGATGACGGAGCGCCTGCGTCTTGCGGTCGTGCGCGCGGGTGGACAAAAGCGCGTCTCTGCCAAGGCTGGCATCAGCCTGAGCACAGTCAATAACTACCTCCGCCAGGTCACCGCGCCGACAGCGAACAATGCCGCTAAGCTCGCAGCCGCCTGCGACGTCACCCTGGACTGGCTAATCTACGGAACAGAAGTCGTTCCGCCTGCCATGGTTGAAGCGGCGCCGACCGATCCGAGCCCGCGCGAGGCGGCTGAGGAAAGATCATCGGGGGGCGGCGCCCCATGATGACACAGGAATGGTTCACGGCGGCCGATTTGGCCGCGGAGCGCCTCCCGGACCTTCCTGTGACCGAAAGCGGTGTGGCGCGCATAGCGAAAGCGATGGGCTGGAATTCGCCCGATGCAGAGGGCCGCGCCTGGCGGAAACGCGCGGGCCGGGGCGGCGGCGCGGAATACCATTACAGCAGCCTGCCGGCCAAGGCGCTGGCGATCATGGTGCGGAAATATGCCGTGGCAGACGCGGTTCCGGCGCCGGCCGATACCGGCGTGCGCGCCTTTGTCACAGCATCGGACCGGAAAAAGGCCGAGGCTACCAGGCGGCTTAACGCGCTGCGCGAGGTGGAATTGCTGGCACCGCAACTGGGCATGACGGCCGCGATCAAGCAGGTGGCGGCAACGTATCAATGCGGCGTGGCGACGATCTATAATTGGCGTGGCGCCACGGCCGGAACGGCACGGGAGAACGTTGCGGCCGCGCTGGTGCCGCAGCACCAGGGCCGCTCGGCGAGGGCGCCGTGCAGCGATGAAGCGTGGCAGTTCTTGTTGGCGCTGTATCTGCGGCAGAACCGGCCAAACTTCCGCGCTTGCTTCAGCGAGGTTCGCCACAAGGCGCAGGCGGAAGGCTGGACGATCCCTTCGGCGAGCTGCCTGGAGCGGCGCATTCAAACCGATGTGCCGGTGCCGGTTCGCGTGCTGATGCGCGATGGCGTGGACGCCATGAAGCGGCTGTATCCCTACCAGGAGCGCGATCGCAGCATGTTCCATGCGCTGGAAGCGGTAAACGCGGACGGCCACAAATGGGACATGAATATAAAGTGGCCGGATGGCAGTATTGGCCGGCCGATGATGGTGGTTTTTCAGGACCTTTATTCAAACCTGATCCTGAGCTGGCGCGTCGATAAGAGCGAAAACAAGGAAATGGTGCGGCTGGCTTTCGCCGACCTGGTGAAGACCTATGGCATTCCGAAGCATTGCTGGCTGGATAACGGCCGCAGCTTCGCCAGCAAGTGGCTGACCGGCGGCATTCAGAACCGTTTTCGGTTCAAAATACGAGAGGAAGAGCCGCACGGCATTCTGCCGCTGCTCGGCGTGGAAGTGCACTGGACGCTGCCTTATTCGGGCCAGAGCAAGCCGATCGAGCGCGCGTTTGGCGAGTTTGCAGGCAATTACGCAAAGCATCCGCGCTTCGCCGGCGCGGGCGTGGGCAACAGCCCGGTGAATAAGCCCGATAATTACGGCGAAAAGGCCATCGATCTCGACGTTTTCCTGGAAGTGGCGGCCACGTGCATCGCCGAACACAATGCCCGCGAGGGCCGGCGGACCAAGGTTTGCGGCGGAAAACTGTCGTTTCAGCAGGCTTTCAACGCCTCTTACGCCACCTCGACGATCGCCAAGGCGACCGAGGATCACATGCAGCTGCTGCTACTGGCGGCCGAGGGCGTGAAACTCAGCCCGAAAGACGGCTCATTCAAGCTGCAGGACAATCGATACTGGTCCGAAAAACTGCTGGCGCATCGCGGGCAGCCGATCGTCGCGCGGTTTGATCCGCAGGCGCTGCTCGAACAGGTGCAGGTCTACTCGATCGACGGGAAATTCATCTGCGCCGCCGAGCTGCAGGGCGCCGCACGGTTCGATGACGCGACGGCGGCGCAGGATCATGCGCGGGCGCGCAACGCCTTCAAGAAAGCGGTGAAAGACCAGGCGGCGGCGCTGGTGCGCATGACGCAGGCCGAGGCCGCGGCGCTGACGCGGACGATCGAGGTGGCGGACCCGCCCGAAACGAAGGTGGTGCGGCTATTCCGCGGCGCGAATGCGCTACAGGCCGCGCCGGATATCTCGGCCGAGCAACGGGCTGAGACGGAGGATCTGTTTGTGAAGCGGGTTGCGGCCCGCAGCGCGCAGAGAGGCCAGCTCTATCTGGTCGAAGAGGCCGGCGACGACTGAGGGGTCGCCGCCGGTTGAAGTTTTCGCAAAGTCGTCTTCGCAGTAACAAAGACAAAGGGCTGATATCATGAGTGACACGGAAACGGAAATCGATATTCCGGTGCAGGAGCAGGAGCAGCTCCGCGCGGATGTGCGGCGCTTGGCCGAGAAGCGGAAAATCACGCTGACGAAGGTGGCCGAAGAGGCCGGAATTAAATACGGCACGTTCACCGCCTGGCTTGGCGGCACCTATCTGGGAAATAACGTCCGCGTCGCCGGTGAGGTGCGCAAATGGGTGCTGGCACAGGGGGTGCGCGAGCGGGTGCTTTCGCAGCGGATGAAGTCGCCGGGCTTCATCCATACGCCGACCGCCGACAGGTTTATGGCCATACTGGACCATGCGCAATTTGCACCGGATTTCGTGCTGATCTGCGCCGCCGCCGGCATCGGCAAAACGAGCGCGATGGAGCGATATCGCGCCACGCACAGCAACGTCTGGCACGTGACGGCCGAGCCGATGTTCAAGAGCATCCACATGATGATGGATGCGGTGGCGTCCACCATGGGCATTACCGAAAAATGGAGCGCGGGCACCGTGTCGCGCACCGTTCAGCGGCACATGCGTGGCAGCGAAGGGCTACTGGCCATCGACGAGGTCCAGCATTTGCCGATGGCGACGCTGGAACAACTGCGCACGCTGTACGACGTGACCGGGGTGGGCGTTGCGTTTCTCGGCAACGAAACGGTGACCACCAACCTGGAAGGGCGCGGGCGGGAGCCGCAATTCGCCCAGCTGTTCAGCCGTTTGGGCATGCGCATGACGGTGAAGAAAGCGACCCTGCAGGATATCGCCAAAGTTCTGGATGCCTGGGAGGTGCAGGGCGCGGATGTGCGCCGGTTGCTGACCGCGATTGGCAGAAAACCGGGCGCGCTGCGGCTGATGGTGAAGACGTTGCGCTTGGCGTTTCTCCTCGGCGAAGGGGACGTGACATCGGACATGGTGCACAGCGCCTATCAGCAGATCAGCAACACGCCGTTGCTCCTCGAAGCGGCATAGGGGGCGGATGTGATC